AAAACATCACGTACATCAAAACTGCAACACCCCGCACCTACGACCCAACAACTGGAGTAGTCACTGGTTCCGACACGACCGTCACGGTCAAAGCCGTCATTACTCGTGTCACACCTCGTGAGGCTGAAGGTCTTTATCAAACAACTGATCTCAAAGTCATCATCGGCGCCAGCGAGCTTGGCACCTACTACCCAACCGAAGCCGACCGCATCCAGTACCAACAAGCTGGAGCAACCCGCGAGGCAAAGATCATCGCCATCACCACCTATCGCGGCGATAACCCGGTTTACCACTCTCTAATCGCGAGGCCCCAGTAATGGCACGCCGTCGTAATGACTTCATGAAATTAGCTGAAAAATTAGAAGCGGCAGTTTTAGCGCCGCTCATTTTGGGAGCCGCACGCTCGGCACAAGGAGTAGTAAAAGATCTACAAGAACTAGGTCCTGCATGGTCTGGTGAATTCTCTAACTCATGGGAAATAGCCAGCGAAAGTAAAGTATCTAGCGGAAGCGGATCGCCAGGAGCACCACAAAGATTGCTGGCCCCTATTCTTACTCCAAAAGAGTACAAATTTAAGCCTGAAGTAAAATACTACATCGCAAATAAAGCGCCACACGCAGACGTAGCACTGGATTTAGTTGAAAGTACCTACAGATATCCGGGCTTTGAACCAATTAAAGAAGCCGAAAGGGGTAATCGTATTACGGGTGTTCGGGGCGACTTATCCCTACAAGCGGACGGACGCAACCAACGCACAGCACCCTTGGATTGGTACACCACATATTTGCGCGGTGGGAAAATAGATAAGACAATAAGCCTCTACATGGATCAAGCACTTCGCAGCGTGAAGCTATGAACTACCAAGCAATTCGCGCTGCCGTCGAAAACCCGCTGCTCACAGCGTTTGGTGCACTGGTGCCTCCGGTGCCCGTCTACTTCGACAACATCACGGCAGTCCCGCCTAACACCACTACTGAGTACGTTCGCGTCAATGTTACTTTCGGTATTACCAACGAACCCACGCTTACCAGCAGCGTTGACAACGCCCGTGGCGCGATTGTTATCCGCATTTTCACGGAGAAAGGCAAAGGCCCCGCCCGCAATCAAACCCTGATCACCACAGCAGTCAACGCACTGGAAACACTCAACAACGCCGCGAAAACAACAAGCGGTGTATTTTTCCGTGTCGGTGAAATTAACGGCCCAACGTTTTCAGCAACAGAGGAAGCCCCGCATTTTGTCGGGAGGATTGATACCTCCTACGTTGCAACTGTCCTGTCATAGGTGATGCTTAACAACAGGCGCTAACCTGTATTAAGCCGGGCAGTGCCCGCCCACAACGCTCACTTGGTACGCCCTATGGCCACCACCGTTCTGTCCGGCACGTCCGGCGCCCTCTACTACAAACCCGCCGGCACCACCGGAACATTCGGCGAAGCCAGCGTCAATACTGGCACCGATGTAATCACCGTCGCCCCCTACCTGAACTTCAAGGTAGGCGACCCGGTGAAATTCCGCGTGGTCAACAGCCAAACCGGCGGCTCCGGCACCGGCACCCTGCCTGCGCCTATCTCTGACGCCACCACCTATTACGTTCTGAGCTACACCGCTGCAACTGGTGCGCTCACCGTATCGACTTCTGCCGGCGGCACCATTCTGGCCATCACTGACGACGGCACCGCAGCTGCCCCCAACGAGTTTGAGGTGTACTACGCGGACTTCGCTGTTGTCGGCCAAGTCCGCGACTGGAGCTTCGAGATCAGCCGCGCTGAAATCGACGTCACCACCATCGGTCAAACCCCTGGTCAGTACGTACCCTTCCGCAGCTACATCAGCGGCTTCGGCGATGGCACCGGCACCGCAACGGTCTACATGACCGATGAGGACGCCGCCCTGTCCAACCGCATGATCGAGGACGTGCTGCAGCGCCAGCAAAACGGTGCTGCCTTCAAGCTCTACACCGATCGCGTATTCAGCGGCGGCACCCTGAGCGAAACCCTCAGCCGCTCGATCAGCTTCGATGCTGTGCTGACCTCCGCCAGCCTCAACATCAACCCCGACGATGCCCAATCGGTGACCGTCAACTTCCGCCCCTCCGGCACCCCCACCTTCGACTTCGCCAAGTCCTGATACTCTTTTGGGATAGCCAGTTCAGTAGCCCCGGCCTCAAAGCCGGGGCTTTTTATGTCTAGTCCGCTACAGTAGACCCAAACCAACAGGATTTTATGCCTGCCTCAATTCCAGTCCGCGCCATTGATCGTCTGCGTAAAGCAGCCAATTTGGAGCCGGCTAAAAAAGTAGTCGAACTCTCTGACGGCAGCAAATTTGAAATGTGGGTGGCACCGCTGACGATGGCTGAGCGCGAACGCGCCCAGAAGCAAGCCAAGTCCGACGACGCCAACGCTTTCGCACTCCAACTGCTGATCGCTAAGGCCCTCGACGAATCCGGCTCCAAGCTGTTCAGCGTCGGCGAAGTGGATGTGCTGAAGAACGAAGTGAAGGACAAAGATCTCCAACAGCTGATGCTGGCGATTCTGACCGACGACGCCGAGCCCATCGACCCAAAATCCTGAGCGTCGAACTCCGCAAAGACAACTGGCTCATGCTCCAGTTTGGCGTTGCCAAGGAACTGGGCCTGACTCTTACCGAAGTTCGGACGACCATGACCGCCGAGGAATTACTCGGCTGGAGCGCCTACTTCCAAATCCTGAACGAAGACCAGCAAAAGGAAATGGACAAGGCCAGACGCCGCCGCTAACCCGGCGGCTTTTTTGTCGCGTAAACTGAAGTACCAGAGTGTGACGCAAGCCGTGGCCGCTTACAGAGCTGATATTGAAATCGGCGTAAGAGGTGTACGGTATCTAGACGAACTTCAAAATAAGCTCACCCAAGTATCAAAAACTATTGAGCAAGTAAACAAACAACAGGTCGTTATACGCAGAACTATTGCCGGAGCAGCTTCCGCTACTCCCATGGGACCAGGAGGTAGTGGAGTAACAAGCGCAAGCGCTCAAGCAGCAGCATTCGCTGTTGAAAAGCGTGTAAGTGAACTGCGTCGTGCTGACGCGCAAGCGCAACTTAAATCTTTAAAAGACAGGTCTTTTGCGGAAAATTATATCAGCGGAATTATTAGCCGTAGGTTACAAACAAAGCAACAAGAACTAGCCGCAGAACAAAAAATAACTGCCGAAAAACAAAAACAAGCGGCCGCAACGTTACGTTCGCGCGTAGGTAGCGCTGCGAGTAACGCCGTCATTGGTGGTGCTTTTCCGTTGTTGTTTGGGCAAGGGGCCGGAGCTGCTGTTGGTGGCGGATTAGGCGGCGCAGTCGGAGGCGCCTTTGGCGGGACACTCGGCTTTGGTCTATCCCTTGTTGGTACAGCTATCGGACAAGCCGTTGATGACGCGGTAAAACTTAATCAGGAACTTAACTCTTTAAACAACAGTCTATCTTCTACAGGCGGAACATCCCGCACAACCGCATCCGATATTTCTCAGCTTGCATCTCAGCTAGGTATAGCTAAAGATGAGGCGTTAAAACTTGTCGCAGCGTTTTCTGAGTTTGGATCTGCAAACATCAGAGAAGCTTTAGCCACAAGTTTTGGTGCTGTTGGCGGCGAGGAAGCGTTTAATGCTCTTGCGGCAGCCAGAGACAACAAGAGCACTTTAGAAGCTATTGTAAAACTTCGAGATACAATTACTGACTCACAAGCAAAAGAAGCATTAAAGCAACTAGAAATAAATGGCTCGGCAGCAGCTAACGCCTTTTTACAACAACGACTGATTACTCTTCAAGAACAAAAACTTATTAAAGTCGCACAAGAAATTACCTTGATGGATAGATTATTAGCAGCGGCAGCTGCCCTTGGAGCGCAAGGGCAATTTATTGACCCTGCAATGTTCGGAAAAGACCGTGCCAATGAGGTGCGCAAAGGAGCAGCAGAGCGTAAAAAAGCTCAAGACCAAGCGTTGCAAGATACACGCAAATTTCTTTCCGATGTTGCACGTTTAAACGAACAATTTTCGACCAAAAATACAAAAAGTCCAAAACCTCCAGAAGATCGTACGGCCGCTTTACAGGATGATCTACAGGCCCTTATTGAAATGGGTAATGCGGAGGATCTTATTCGTGATCTTCGTTTTCAGGGACGTGATCTACTCATTCCAGAAGTTGAACTAACCAAAAAACTTTCCGACATCGCGCGGGATAAAGCCCAAGCTCTCAGGCAAGCTAATTACGAGACAGAACGTGCTGCCATAAATCAATTCGCACAAGCTAGAGTCAGCATTGCACAAAAAGAAACAGAAGACCAGATACGCGACATACAACAACGTAGATTTGAGGAAGAGTTGCGTTTGCAAGACGCTGTACGTAATTCCGTAAAAGTGTTTACAGATCTACGTCAAGAACAAACCCTGCAGGTTCAATACGGAAAAACATATCTTCGCTTAGTTACAGAAGGTTTGCTGCCTGCAGAAGCGGCTCGCAGAGCCAACTTTGAAAAGTTAGTAGCGCAAGAACTTCTTGCCGTAGAAGAGCAAATTAAACTAACTGAATTGGCAATTATGGAAGCAAAAGCCAGAGGAGCAAGCACAGTAGAACTAGATAAGCAACTTAAAACATTTAAAGAACAACAAAAGGCTATTACCGCTCAAGCAGCAACAGGACCCGGACAAGGCCCTACACAAACACAAAGGCTGGAATCTGCTGTTGCAACAGCCCGAGGTCAACTAAATGAACTTACAGATTTTACAAATCAAGTTGTCGCTGGTGCTCAAGCCATTGGTGACGCTTTCTCTCAAGCCTTCCGAGGTCTTGTCACCGGAGCAATGACTGGTCAGCAAGCGCTTGCCGCGTTCTTCAAAGGTGTCGGCGACCACTTTATGGACATGGCCAGCAAGATGATCGCCAAGCTCATCGAGATTTACATTCTCGAAACTGTCCTTGGTTTTATTAGCGGTGCAGCGGCGGGATCTTTCACATCCAAGTCAAATGCTGCTGGTAAAGCCACTTTTGGAGGAAGCTTCAAAGGAACCGGAGCCAGCACTTTTGGCTCAGGCGGTATTCGTGTTCCAGGTTATGCCGAGGGTGGTTTTGTTACCGGTCCTACCCGTGCTGTAGTTGGTGAAGGCGGTGAAGCGGAGTACATTATCCCCGCGAGCAAGATGCGCGGCGCAATGGCTCGCTACTCTGCTGGCGCCCGAGGTTCTGCGGTCATTCCAGGCAATGGCACATCCGGTGGAGGTGGCGCAGCAGGCTCTGGTTCCGGTGCAATCGACGTGCGCTACACCGTTGAACGCATCAATAGCGTGGACTACGTTACGGCGGACCAATTCCAACGCGGTATGCGCCAAGCCGCCCTACAAGGTGCCGAGCAAGGCGAACGCCGCGCACTGGGACGTTTGCGTAACTCACCTGCTACCCGCAACCGCGTCGGAGTCTGATGGAACTGATCATTGGCAACACGCTTTCCCTAAACGGAGGCAGCTACCAGAACTACAACCTGAACGGCAGCAACTTTCTCCCGTTTGGATTTAGCGGCGTCGTCGTCAACCGCAGCGGCGACAACACCCAAGCGTCGCTGGTCTTCCCAAACAACGACCTTGCCCGCTCATGGGCATCGGAAGCCGCCGCAAACCAGTGGGTCGTCACCGTCGCACTGGTCAACGTCTCCGCAAACACCACGATCTACACCTACACCGGCCAGGTCGGGGCATCATCGTGGGATGAAACCAGCGTCAATCTTCAACTCAACAGCGTTTTAGATGCCGTTGGCGCAGACGTACCCTTTCGTGTAATCGGTCAAGGTCTTGTTGGAGCCGTCCCCACCAGTAGCGCCTTCCGCCTGTCTTGAGCTGATCGGGATGCCCTTCCGCCTTGGTGCGGACGGATCAGACGGCTACATCGACTGCATCCACGTCGTTTACACAGTAGAACGCGCTTTAGGCATCCCAACGCCAGACTTCAATCCACGCTGGTACGACTTACCGCGAAAGTCTGTGCTGCGAGACCTATACCGCTGGGGCTGTCGTGTAACAGATGGCGGCTACGATGGGGATGTGGTTTTGCTGCCACAAAGTAGCTGGGCATTTGGCGTCGCATGGCAACGAGGGATTCTGCTGATCAGCCCTTTGAGCAAGCGAGTGGTCTGGTCCCCGCTGGCAAACCTATCGAGCGCGTACTTCTTCCGTACGAAAAAGAACTGTGCGACATAATTGGTTGCAGCACAGAAGAATACAAACAGTTTCTTTTTGAACTAGAACGTAATGCCTACGTGCGTCCTGCGGAATATGCTCATATTCCGGATATACGATGTGATCCGGCTACTACATCTGCTTTAATTAGTCTTGCTATTGGCCTGGTTTTATCAGGCGTTTCGTATCTTCTAACACCAAAACCTCGCGCACCAGAGCAGCAGCAAACACGACAAATAACTCGTCGCGGTCGCACGGGTCAAGACCGCTTTATTCAGTCCACCAACTTTGACGGCTTTGCCGATCTTGCCGAATTTGGCGACGCTATCCCGATTGTTTGGACTCGTTACACCGGCACCACAGGCGGAGTCGTTATTGCCCCTCTGCTGACTTGGAGCCGTGCCTTCAGTCTTGGCAATCAGCAAGCCGCAAAACTGGTTTACCTGATCAGCGAGTCTGGCCTATCTGCGCCAGACATTTCAGGTGTTTTTATTGGCAATACTGCGCTTTCTGTTCAAGACGCTGACAACTACATTTTTGCCTGGGACGCTCGCCCTAGCTACGATGCCAGCCGCATCACGGGTTACAACGAAGGCGGCGTCGGCTTTTCTGCCTGCCTGACACCATCCAACAGTACCCAGTTTGGTGTATCCAACCCAATCGCCAACTGCACGGGCTATCGCGTCAACTGGCAAGTTATTTCATATCCAGAAGATCTCGACGAAAAAGCCGAGCGTGATATTAGAAATCAGCGCCTAAAGGTTTGCGGTAGACCCGGCAGGTCGGCTGGTATGCC